ATTCTTGACATAGGTTACTTGATCTTGCCAGTCCACATAGCAACTGCATCCCTCGACTGAACCGCGAAATGCCTTGCCATCGAACTTTAGTATTGTATCACAGTTTCCTTTGTGTGTCAACCCCTCTTTGATGGATTCAAGGTTATTAAATCCGAGAAATGACTCTTTAGCAAAATCATAATTCTTTACTCTGATTGCTTCACCATCTAGTGTTGCTTCAATAACGAATTGCCGATATGGCGCATCCAGAGCGTAATTATATGCTTGTTCTCCATAAAACATGGAGTCGGTTCCTGGCACTTTTTTATGTGTCAAGCGCACCATAGCATATTTGGCAGGATATGAAAATGCCTGAACTTTATTCTCCCACGTTCCCTCAAACCAATCACAAAATACATCAATCATCTTTAGGTAATAGTTCGGGATCATTAACTTCAATTTCAAACATCAGAGGATGTGCTTCCTCGTCAACAAGATATGAAGACCACTTGAACATTTCTTCATCGTCCCAGTCTTTTCCTTGCAAAGCTTCGGTCTGGACTGCTGGATGATCCTGCACAATCTGTGGTAGTTCATCAAAGGTATATGGGATACCTTGTATGAAATACATACGAACCACCATGCCCATATAGAAACAATAGGATTGGGAAAGTGTGTATTTCATAACATCTCCACTACGAATTATTTAGTGGAGAATGGGACGAGAGAGACTTGAACTCTCACGGGCATATGCCCAACAGATTTTAAGTCTGGTGCGTCTACCGATTCCGCCACCGTCCCTTGAGAACCCTCATATTATAACCGATGAGGGCGGCAGTGTCAAGAAATCCAGTTGACCTCGTTCAGGTACTGCAACGTTTCTTTGATAGACCCGACATGCTTGTATCCAATGGCTACTTGTGGAAAAGTCGCTTCTTCTCCAAATTCGGCGTAAAATGCTTTTTCTGAATAATGTTTATCTACGCGATATTCTAGAAATTCGCTAATTTGAGGCAAACTGCGTAAAAGCATAGCCATGCGTTCGCACTCTTGATTGCCATTCGAGTAAATAACCGCTGTTTCTTTCATATTCGTGTTAATTACCATTTTTTTGGTTTCGTCACACCACACATAGGCAGTTTCAGTGCCGTCCTTGTGGATAATACTGTATCTAGTCACGTTGTCGCCAATCGTCTGGTTTGTCCTGTTTGAACCAATCTACAATTTCATCTGCAGAACCGAACCCCGTTCTATGATTAGATGGGTCGGGGTCACCTAATCCCATCTTATTCATAAAATCATCCATACTGCCCTCCTCAATCCCGTTGGACTGACGACGTGCTTTGTTTAACCAATCTCTAGCGGTTGTATGACGTTTAGCAAGCTTTTCTGCCCAAATCATATCCTCTAGTTTTACTTCTTCATTTTTTGCGATTTTTGAACAGATAAACTCTAAACGTAGTCGGTATTGCGTAGAAAGCATATTACTCGTCCGATAGATAGTGCTCTAATTGGTTGATTCGCGTAAATTCTTGATATGCCAATTCAGAGCGAATATGGAGAATATCGCGAATATCGTCCACAATGAAAGTAGGGTCAATACCATCATCTAGGTATTTATCGATCGCTTCCTTAAGGTAGCGATATCTATGCCACTCTTGTGAATAGGGTTTGTAGTGCATAATATAGCAGATTCATACAACGATTATAGGGCAATATGCCAAAAAAGTCAACTCGACCTTTTTGGCGATTTTTTGGCGGCGAATTTTTTTCGACTTTTCTGTAATTGAAAGTCGATTTTTAGTTGAGGAAAATAGTAAGTGCTTTAACAGTAAGTGTACCACCAAACGATGCAGTTGTCACTCCAGCCATAGTGATCTTGTTTACACCTAAAGCAGATGTGATCTCAACACCACTTGCCATAGTTGCCTTGAAAGATTGCTTGCCAGGTCCTAGTTTGAGATCCCAACATGCACCCACTACTGGTGGTTTGTCTCCTATAGCAGGAACAACACCAAGAATCTCTTCCTCTTTAATACCACCAGCTTTGAAGTGGTGATTGCCTGTAGTATCTACACCAAAACCACCAGTGGTTGACTTGAGGTTGATGTTAGCAAGTGCATTAAGGTTATAGTGACCACCAACACCAAGATAATAATTACCTGCGAGACTATGGTTGATAGTTCCAACAGTATTGGTAGCTTCAGTCGCTCCAGGTTGCGTGGTGTTGAGTGTCTTCTCACCAGCACCATCAGTATAGTCAGCACTTCCAATAGTTTTGTTATTGAATGATGTATCAAGGTTGTAATCACCACACCAGATGCTCATCTTGCCATTGCCATCACCAACCTCAATGTTTACTGCTTCACCAGCCTTGAGTGTTAACGTCTTGAGAGCATTGATTGTAATGTTATCTCCCTTAAGATCGCAGGAGTCTCCCTGTGCCTCAATAGCGACCTTTCCCTCTGCGTAGACGGAATAAGCATGATCTTCTTTAGTAGACTCTCCCCTACTTCCTCTGTCATCTGCTGCTCTCGTTGAATCTTTAGGTCCTTTAGCTTGTACTGTGATGGTTCCATTGGCATTATGAATTTGATCAGCACTATTAAAAACTAGTTTACCACCGCATCCAGACTGTCCTGGAACACCAGTAGAGAAGGTCATGTTACCTGTCTCGTCAAAGAACATAGCACTTTGACCGTTGGTTACAACGTAACCACCAGGCTGACCATCAGAACCCTCCCAGTCCATGCATGTCCATCCATTGGATACCCAATGAACTGTTGGTTTTGTCGAACAAAATTGTTTTGTACTTAATTCATCACCTTTTCTGCCAGACGTGGGTTCGGCAGCACCATCTTGCCCAGCGAGTGTGCTGGATTTAGGAGATTTTTTGACAGTATCTGTCTTGTTATGTACGTTTGCACTTCCCATTATGGACAATCAATATATTTACCAGTACCAATCTTGACAGCACCTCTAACAGCAAGGTCATCGGGATCAAGACATATCATATTTGGAAGCACAATTGCTCCGCTACCACCACCCCCAATGATTTTCACTGTAGGGGTCTTTGTGTATTTAATTGTTCTGTCTAGAATTCTAACACTAATTACAAATCCTCTTTCATCGATGATTGCTTCGGCAATATCTGCCTCACCATTTATGTATACAGCGGGAGGTGTGCTGTATTTGATACCAGGAGCAATAAGTGTGAAAGAATCAATGATACACTCCAACCCATTACCTTCGGGAGTGTTGACTTTGTATCCTAGACCTGGCTTGGTGACTCTAATTTCAGATACATATCCTTTGTCATCAAGAAGAGCGATAGCAGTAGCACCGAATCCTTGACCAGAACTGATGATAACCTTTGGTGCTTCGGAGTATCTATCTCCAGTATCTTTAACAGGAATACTAATGATACTTCCAGCATCATCTGTAATAGCATCACCCGCTCTTGGTTTGTTAAGTTCAACTCTTACTGGTGCTGCAACAGTTTCTTCATCAACATAAGTTCCTACAATAGTAACCTCTTCAAAAGCATCATATCCAACGACTTTGAAGTAAACTTTTTCATCCCTTTCATCATCTAAATCATCAACAATACCTACAATAACTCTTGCAGTATTGTTACGAACAACAAAAGTTCCAGACAAATCATCCTGGACTACATCATCAGGAGAAATATCACCGTAGAGAAGGTACTCTAAACGTGTGCCATCAGCAATGTTTTCAGTGGTGATGGTGTAGTAGATGTCCTCACCTTCGTAGTAAAGTTCTTTGTCTGCTTCTACAAATACAGATTCGCGAGGGACAGTGTTTGGATTGTAGAAAGGATTGACTAGACCGTATGCATCATATGTAATTCTAACTCTTGCTGTTGCGTTTGTATCATCATCATTCTCATCAACAACAGTGAATAACATTTCCTGGTAATCGGATGTCAAGACATCATCTTCAGCAATTTGCACCTGAACTGTACCAATACCAAGAGGAATTTGTACTTCCACAACCTCATCATTTTCATTGATGAATTCTTCAGTAACAGTTTCAATCTCTGTGATCACATAGTCTCCAGTCAGGCTTCCGCCAACAATATATTCTGGGAGAATAGTATCTCCACTCAATCTATATTTGAGAATGGTTCCGATAGGAACATTAGATGTTCTGATAGTATATGTAATCGTATCTCCTTCTGTTACTAGAGTAGGGTCAGCCACCACCGTGTAATATCTTGTACCACTAGGATCTACTGGTAGGTCATCGAGATTATCCTCTGGGAATAAATCATCAAGAGCACCATCATCGGGGATGATACCAGGGGGAGTGGTAGAAGCACCGCCATTAAAGAATGGTGTACCATCATCACCATCAGGAAATTGTGGTACATATCTGGGATCGTTTGATGGATCGGCAGCAGTTGATGGGAAGAAGTTGTCTGGCGTATCGACACCTGGGAAGAGATTGCCAGGAGGTTTTGAACCATCAGTAGGAATTTCTGGTGGATCCCACTCGGGAACACCACCAACGAATACTACTTTAGTTGGGGGAGCATCGGAATAATCTTCAGACTCTGGGCAATCAAAACGCTCACCAGTATCTCCTGCGGCAAGATCTTTCAATAGATTGTCTAGGAAATCTTCATCATCTTCATCAGTTCCACAGTCGTTACACTTAACAGTTTCCTCTGAACACTTACCACTAGGTCCGCTGCAGTTAATACCGAGGAACGACATCACTTTTTGAATTGCTGATGATACAATGTCTACCGTACCACCAATTAATGACAGGATAGATTGAATCGGTCCAAGAATTTGAGCGATCAATCCATCAATCAACGACAAGATTTGATTAACGATACCATCTACTAGATTGATGACAGCACAGGCAGCAGGAGAAAAAATCTCCATAATAAAATCAAACAGCAAGTCAGTTAAGAACTGAACCAACTTGTCAATAAGATCTTCAATAGCACAACCAAGAGCCTCAAGAACTTGGTCTAAAGTCTTCTTAATTGTCTTCAGTACGTTACCTTTAGATTTGACGGTATCATAATCTTTCTTTGGATCAACAGGTACTTTTTCTTTCTCTTCCTCTGGTACGTTGAGACCTAGTGCAATCTTAACTAGGTCTTCAATACCAGTACGAATATTTCTAATAATTTCTGATTGAATTCTACCAACTAAACTTCTGACCAGTCTTGTAACTCTGCCAATATGGTAGCGAGCAATCTCTACCTTATCGTACAAAAATCCATTGATCTGACTGACATAGTAACTACCAAGTTGCCCACCAGATGCTTGGTTCGCTGCCAACATATCACCAATGATGTTAGTCAGTTGTTTCGAGAAGTTACTCTCCGTACCACAAGTAGGGTTGGCAATGGTGACACATGCTTTAGAACCGATAGGGTTTGCTTCGCTATGTTTGCCACGCAATGCTGCGATGATAGCAGGAGCACCATTCTCTTCATGAGATTGTGCTGCCTTTGGTTCACCACCATCAATGTTAGCACCAGTCTCTGGATCTTTTCCATCTGCTGCTTTAACAGACCTGTGTGCCTGTGCCTTTACCTTTGGATCAGTGTAAGTAGTGAATGCTTTACCTTCACCAGAGTCTTGTGGCTCATCCACCATGACTTCAGTAGCACCAGCAGTGTGACCAATCGATCCCATGATGATCGGTTTCTGCTTGTCATTATCAAGGAAGAATCCAGTGACCCAGTTACCTGCTCGTAGTTCTACAGTAGCACCAGTGACACCACCATCACTGAAGGGTGTGGTGACTGGCAGCATGACTTGTGCCCAAGGTAAGTCCTTCGTTGCAGTAGTATCCTTGAGGTTGTGACCAATAATTCTTACACGATACCTACCAGACTTTTTAGGATCATCAGTACCAGATGTTTCAATCTGACCAATCCACCAGTGGAAGCCATCATCTCCCACCTGATTTGTCTGCATTAATGATGATAATACGGGATCCATACCGAGCAGCAGTTACAAGATTATTTATTAGGCAGTTTCAGCCTTTGAATCACCATCTCTACGACCATAAGAGTCGCGGATCAGAGTGAGGTGGGTGTTGCCTTTGATGTTCTTAAAATCATATGCATGATTCACTTTAGCAATAAGATATACACCACTGTGTTCTGGGTCCCAAGACTCTTCAGATCTATCCTGACTAGGAATCATATTAGGAATAAAAATCTCTACAGTTTCACCCACCTTTAATTCTGGATGAAGTGGAATAGTTATCTTTACTTCTTGATTGTTTAAACTTTCTAATCTAGAGATAGACTGTGCAACATAACTCTTCTGCCAGTCAGGAAACTCGGCAGCATTGCTACCACCATCTTTCTTCTCGGGTGATGCTACTTCAGTGCCATCAAACCATGTCTCATGATCAATCAGTGCTGACATGATTCTTGTGGGTTTCGATGCCAGATCTGCCTGTCCCTTGAGCATACCTGACTGCGATCCAAGGTGACTCATCTCTTCAAAAGAATCTTTGAGCGAATATGCATACTCTTCGTATGCTCCAGTGCTGTAGTTGTAGAAGCATACAACAGAAGAGTACGTTCCCATCCTTAACTTTGTTAGCAAGTCAATCTCTTGTTTGAAATCAATATTGAGAATTTTATTTCTAGCCGAGTTTTGTAGTCCTTCATTCTCTTGATACAATTGAAGAACTGGAGGGTTTTTTTCTATTGAGTTAAGTCTATCGATAGAATTAAAATGATATCCATCATAGTTTTCATAGAAAAAATAACCAGCAGAACCACTCATCTTTCCATAAGCACCAGAGTCAATGTCAGCGACACCTCCTTGACCATCTGATGTAGTGCCGCCAGATGATTCTGTAGTTTTATTTTCTGCATCTTGCGCCACAGATTTTGATAACAACCCCTTGATAATTGAGAAGGGTGTCTTCTTACCTGGATGAAATTTAACCTGGAACAAAGCAGGATCTGTTTTGATTTCTTTTTCTGTCTTTAAATTATCTGACAATAAACTCTTGACAATAGCATCTGGTTTACCTGTTAATAATTTTGGCAAACGGATTGTCTCGTTAATTAAAGCCTCTTTGGAGATCAATCCTAATTTATAATACTGCACTCGATCAGAACTTGATCTATCAGAGACTCTAAAAATTTTAAAAGTATATTCAACATCATCATCTATATCATTTGCTTCCAATTTTATAGTGATGTCTTCATACCCTTGAATAGGTAGACTAGCAATCAAGTTTTCACCAGAATCAGCAACCAAAAGAGTTGCCTCTCTTGTAGGCAGATTTATATTTTCAAAGTAGTGCATAGTCTGCACCATGTCAATGATATCTTTTTCATCACCACCAATGGACTTGATGACGACACTCTTTGGTTTAAAACTAGAAGCGTATTGTAATTCGTGTTGCGCCATATTATGAAGAAGTTACTGGTCTTGACGTGTATGCACCATCTAAATTGTTATCACTACCCTCTGGAACAGAGGCGGATGACGAGTCAGGTGGTCTAGAAGTTGAAGAAGATGATTGTCTCTCACTATTTAACCTAGCAACACCAGCAGTTGAACCTTGAGTTCTTTTTCTCCTTTCTGGTGGTTTTAAAGACTCTTGCTGTGCAGTTGCTGCTGATGCCGCAGTCTGTCCACTAGCAGCAGCAGGTGGTTGTATATTTGCAGCACTATTTTTTTTATTTTTTTCTTTAGCAGTTTTTATAAAACTTTGCAAGACAGCGGCATGTGTAGGATCACTTGGAGGTACTGGCGTGCCTCCAAACAAATTACCACCTAATTTAAATAAATCAAATCCTTTAGTTGTTTTATATGCTTCATACAACACACCTTTATGCATGAACTTCATCTTATCATGAGTTCTCATTCCAAAGTTTTGAGTAACTGCTTGAGAAGTTTCTGGTGTTACAGCATCTGAATTACTACTGGGTGTTGGTGAGGGTTCAGTTGGACCTGCAGTTACAAGTTCTTTGTCTGCCCACATTCTAGCATTAGCAATTCTAGCATCATAGCCAGGATCTCCTGGTTGTTCGCCAGATCTTTCAAAGTTTTGCAACCAACTTCTGGCAGCAGCGTCAGCATCTGTTACTTCTTTAAGTTTTGACCAGTCTCCTCTCTGTTTTGCCTCCCAAACCATTGCTTGAAGTTGTCCCTCCAAACTATATGGATCTAGACCCTGGTCCACTATCCATTTTTTGATTTTTGGCCAACGATGCACCTTATCCCATTGAGCGATTCCAAAGTGTCCCTCTGTATCATTTTCTCCAGTTCCAGTGTTATCTGCTCTTGGATTGAAAGTTGATTCTTGCTGTAAGTTTCCAGCAACACCTGCTGCTTGCTCTTTTGTCAAACCTTGAGACATAAGGTAATTCATTGTCATGTCACCACCTTCTCCCGTAAAGTTTGGAGAAGTTCCAGGATCACCACCACCACCACCACCGCCACCTCCACGGCGACCTCCAGTAGTAAGCTTCTTTAACTTATCAAATAAGTTACTGAAAAATCCTTTCTTCTTATCCTTTGTTCCTCTTTTCCCACCACCATCTTTGTCGTCACCTTCTTTTCTCCCCATACCACCAGTTGCTTTGTTCACCAAGTTGTTTGGTAGTCCAAAGACATCAGCAATAGGTCTAGCAACTTTAGCTACCTCACCAGCAACATCAGAATTTTCTGGTCCTAATTGAGTAATTAATTGATTAACTGACGACAAGATAGTACCACCAGCAACCATCATAGGTAATGACATAGCATCCATCAGTGGTTGTGCCATAGAGTCAGCAACACTACTAGATTTTGACCCCATACCAAGATTGAGACTAGTAAATCCTACTTTACCTCCAAGGGATGAAGTTGCTGGTGGTTTTGATGGAGTTCCTGTCTCAAATTTAGGAACTGCAGGAGTCTCTGGTACAGGTCTGACCTTACCATCCATGGCACTAGGTTGACCTTGAGTGTAGTTATTGTCAAGTGGGATGACCATCTCATCACCATGCAACTTGGCAAGGTATCCCTCATCAGGTCCAGAAATGATACCACCTGTTTCGGCTTGAGGCATGTACCTATCTTGCTGCTGGAACTCAATGTCCTGTGCAGATGTAGCAGCAGGACTTGGTTCACCTAAATTCAATTCTGCATCGGATTTATCATCAAGACTCTCGTCTACTTCAGTAGTTACATCATCAAAGTCTCCAGAGTCAGCAGCATCTCCTTGTTGTTTCGCTGCTGCCATAGACTTTGAAGTTTCCGCATCATCAGTCATCTTCTCTTGAAGTGCTGTCTGTGCATTAATAGCAGCAACAATAGCATCAAGCTTTGCCTCAATACTATCAGTTCTCTCACTCAACTGGGTGACAACATCAGTCTTGATTGCTTGGACACCATCGGCAATGACTTTAGTCTCACCAATAGTATTATTGATAGACTGTGCTGTCTTCTCAAGTGATGAAGCAATAGCAGACACCGCAGTAAGAATATCCTCTCTCGACACTCTACCACCGCCGCCACCAGACGCTGCCTTGGCAGTCTTCTCCTCCGTCTTGGCAAGCATCCTCTCTTGAGTGACAGCCTTCTGCGACTGCGCCACATCAAAGGGAGACATCTTCTTCGGAACAACAGGCGTCTCTGCCTTCGCTTCCTTCTCTGGTGGTCTCTTGGCACTAACAAATGCGTAGTTATCAAACTGTTTACGAAATCTTTCGACCTCGTTTAGTTTCTTGATCTCTTTACCCTCGGCGTCTCTGTTGTCTACAAAGTTCCAGAACTGTGCCTTCGGATTCTTCAGCAGTTTGACACGATCAACTGCTGCCTTAATGTCTTGCTTCTTACCTGATAGATATGACCCACCGAACTTACTCTTCAGTGCTGCCTTAAAAAAGTATCCTTTCTCTACACCAATTTCTTCCAGACTATCATAGCCTGCTTTCTTTGCCTTCTCTTCTGCTAACTTCCTCTCATCTTCAGCAAATCTACGCGCAGCAATAGCTTTGGAGATCAGTGACCCAAGATGAGTCTGACCTCCTGTTGTATCTGTAAAGCCTTCTGTTCCTGCTGCCATTTGCTAGTCCTAGTAGTGTTATTTAGTTCAAGCAAGTAACTTTTGCATCAATAAAGTATTAGATGCATTTGAGTTTTTCTTTGACATCATCATAGGTCCACCCACAATTATTGGGGGTGGTGAAGGAGATTCCTGAATGATAATGATGGGACCACCACCATCCTCATCATCTTCTTCATCATACATAAGAATCTCTGGTGTATATTGTCTAGTAGCTTGAATCAATTCACTAGTAGTTGTAGAAGCATTGTATGCATCAAGCATGTCAGATACTGGCTGGAAAGAAGCAACCAGATTCTTCATGACCTTTTCTTTTCCTTTATCACCAACAATAATACTTGTTGCTGTTGATGGAGTGTCTCCACCTTCACCATACAGTTTACTTCCTTCTTGTGGTGCTTTACTACCATTCTCATCATATAATCCATGGGCAACTGAAGCATTAGCGCCAGAAACTTTAGCTGTGACACCAAAACCACCAGTGCGGTACTTCAAGTCTTCAGTCTTAAGCGGGAAAGGAACCTTTGCTCCTGGATAATCTGCACCACCAATCTGCAAGTCAATACCTCCTTGCGATCCACCTGCAGTGTGTACTTCTTGTCCCCTCTTTACTTTCCGTTTGATATCTGCTGGACTGTCAGACTCCTGAACATACTGTCCCAGTCTACCAATCCAGATAGTTTTTTTACCTTTGTAGTGATTGATTACTTTCTCTGCTACTGCTCTGGCATCAGCGTTACCACCAGGAGACGTGATGTTACCATCTTTATAACTTCCTGGAGCAATGTGAAAGTGAATGCCATATGATGCGCCAGAATTACCTTGGATAAACTTACCATCACCACCCACATCTCCACCAACTCCAGTCCCATCACCAACATCAACTTCATTTGGCATAGTAATACCAAATAATTTCAAAGCACCACCGAAGAAATCAGTAATGTTTCCCTTCATCTTTTCAAGGATAGACTCGTTGCCTTTCACTGTACCACCTTCAGGTCCAAACTCATCTGGATCTATATTCTCATCTTCATCTTCGGATTTCTTTTTAACATCTTTAAGTGTGCTATCAATGCCAGCAAACGATCCACCAACATTTGTCTGCGCTAGTGTAGTAGGAACATCAAAGACATTGGTTAGAGATCCAGCAACTTGCTTAAACATAGGAGCAATCAATGCTGCTGCTGGTCCAGCTTGTGTCAAGAAGTTTGATGATGCTCCAATCAATGCACCACCAATAGGTGACAGTAAATCACCCGCCATGTTTTGATTACCAGTTCCTGTTTCAAACTTATCAGCAGGAATAATCGCTTCGGTGCCATGAAGCACAGCAAGTCCTGGTTTAGTAAGACCACCAGTTTCTTTCTGTTGAGTTTCATCTAAAATTTTCTGATCTTGAGCGGTGAATTCTCTACCAGTAATAGCATTGAAAATATCATACATTAATAGTCCAGTATCAGCAGCGATGGATACTGCTTCAGCCGCTGCAGGTGCGATAGCACCAACACCACTAACTGCGGCAGGAGAAGTGGCAACGGTAACCAATCCAGCAGTGCCACCAACACCAGCAAGCCATGCTCCTACAGCATCACCCCTGTTTGCTCTATCAATAGCATCAGCAGCACTAACAGCAGATCCAGCAACAGGGACCATTCTTCCACCAAATTTAGCACCTGCTAATGCTATTCTTTTAGAAATGGGAGAATTTCTTACAAAAGCAAGTCCTCTCTTACCATATCGTATAGCATCATCACCAAATCTTTGACCAAATCTTGCTACACCTTCAATAACTTCGCCACCCCATCTTTTGGTAGCCCTAACAGCATCATCACCATATTTTACAGCATTATCACCAAATTTTTGAGCACCTTTAACAGCATCATCAACTTTTCCACTTACAAAATTTCGTGCCCTATTAAATTGATTACCAATTCTCTCTTTATTTCTATTAACAAATCCACCAATACGATCTCTTTGATCAGAAACAAAACGACCAGCTCTATCCTTCTGTCTGTTTAAGAAATTACCAGCTCTTTCTTTCTGACTGTTTAAGAAATTTCCTGCTCTACGTTTAAGATTTTCTGGTCCGAACTTCATTCTCAACAAACGAAGACGAGACCTCAACCACTTTGGAGCGAACTTTTTCCACAACCAACGAGCTATACGCCCAAAGTATTTTGAAAGTCCTCCACCACCAGATCCGCCGCCACCTTTCTTCTTATTAATGTCAGCGAATCCTTCTGTTCCAGCAGTATCAGACTGTCCTTGCGCGGCAGCAATGTCTCTTTCAGTTTCTGCTTCGTCTAATGCTTCTTCAGCTGCTGCAGTCTGTGCTTGGAAAGCACCAAGGATAGCATCAAACTTTGCATTGAGTCCTTCATGACTCGTCTCAATTTCTTGCAGGTTAGAAACTGTAGTGCCGAGTGCTTCACCCAGCATTACATTCTGCTTCTTCAGTTCACCATCAATACTCGACAGTGTGCCAGCAATAGCATCCAGTGATGTAACAAGAGTCGATAAGATCTTGGAGTTAGATACAGAACTAGAAGAAGTCTTTGGTTTCTTTGGTGTCTTCTCGTAGTTACTACCAGTCTTTTGGTTGACTGCTGCCAGCATACCAGGGGGCAGTAAGTCTACGATGTCAGATAAATCTGGTTGTTCTTCTTGAGTCTCCTCTTTTTCTTCCCAAGGATCTGGAAGTTTATCAGCAGCAGGTTCTTCTTCCGCAGGTTCTTCTGGTTGTGTCGCTTCAAATTGAGGAACTTCTACCTCTTCTATAGGAGCATCTTCAAGCGCCTCGTCTACTACTTCAGCAGCCTCTTCTATGTTCTCCTTTACTTCTTCCTCTGCTTCTTCTACAACCTCTTCCGCCTCTTCTTCTACTGCTTCCTCTTTCTGTTCATTAGAAACAGTCGTGTCTGTAAATCCTTCAGTAGAAGAAGTCTTTACTGGTAAATATCTTTCTACAATCCACTGTTGATATTCTCTCTCCGCTTCGCCACTGGTACTACCAGTTTGAAGCATAGGATACCCAGCGGTATCCTTTTTCATGTTAGCAATGATCTTGTCAGCGTCAGAGTTAGATAATTTCTTATCTAAAAAAGAAAAATAACTGGTGCCACTATCGTCCGTGCCGCCAGTTAGTTTCGCTTTTAATCTATTGAAGATACGATCGTTCTGACCACCACCAGCCACTCCTGGTCTGTAACATTCAACTATTCCTTCTGGTGGTGGAGTGGTGAATTTCATCTACGAGCCTTTGCTTCTTCTGCTTTTTTCTTTTCTTCTTGAATGTGCTGAATCAACAGGGAAGTGTACACTTCACGCTCCCAAGGCATCATGTTTTCTATTTCCGTCAAAGAGTATTTATGGTACTGCATCAAAGCAAAGTTAGTCTTGTAATAGCTTTCCAGACTATTCTGGAAAACTGCTATGCGAAAAAAGACTGCAGACCCTCAATGGTATAGTTACACTCGTTACCAGTGTTGGGATTGATCACCGTAAATGTATGTGTCAGACGTGGCATAGTTTCATAGAACTTTTGAATTGCCTCGAACTGTTTGCTGGTTAGACTCTCAACAAACTCACGGAACTCTTTCTTTGTAGTAGTGGAAGAGTCATACACTTCTTCACCATCAAAGATCTGATCAATGTGTTCGGCAATAAAGTTAAAGATATGCTCTGGATCCAAATCCTTATTAAGGAATTGGGATTCAATAAATCTATCCATGCTTGGATAGTTCATAATGATTCCCAGGCTATCAGTCAGCATGATCTTTCTGTCATGTCCTTCCTGTTTCTTAACTTCAACACTATCAATGTTGATCTTTGCCTTTGCTTGAGTTTCATTGTCATCATTACATGTGACAGTCATCTCAATGACTTCGCCCACAGCAGCGGCACGAATCTTAAGGAACAGATACTCAAGATCAAATGATGGTAGTTCATCTACCTTCACCCTAGAAAGAACACATGCTCTCAATGTATTCTTTACTGCGCTGATAACTTCCTTTTCGTTGTTACCTTCCAGTGCTAGAAGCAATACTTTCTCTTCTTTAACTAGGAATGGTCTATACTTTACAGTCTTGCCTGTAGATGGTAGAGATAGTTCGTACTGTGGTACACCAAGTTTAGGTAATGCCATGAAATGTTTAAATCAAATCGTATATTTATTTAGCGCGACTTTTTGACCAAATTTTTGGCGGGAAATTTTTTTCGGAAATCAGGTAATCAAAAAGTCAATTTTGTATCATCTAGTTGCATCTCCAAACACAACAGTGTGCTTCTGATAGTAGAAGTTAGCTGTAACCTTTGTGATCTGTGACGTACCATACGACAGAGGAACAGAGTCAATAGAATATGGAAATGCGTTCTGTAGGATATAGGATATACCTGCTCTGCCGTTAGGGGCAGCACCACTCTTTTCAGTCTTGGTGATTCTCATTACTGGACACAGATAATCTTCAGGGTATCTTAACCTCACCTCTCTGCTTATTGGCAACGGCTTTACCGCCTTGATAGCACTCAATCCTGCTCCAGACACTGTTGGTTCATCACCAGCACCACCAGAAAAAATATATGAATGCCACGCAGTTACAAACTTCAATGGTGTCATATTAGCATCACACATCCATGTTAAAGATACGTCACTATAAAATTTTGCATACGCATAATTAATTTGACTCTCCCCCAAAACTCTACCACTCAACTGCCCAGTAGCTGTCTGAATATTGGGTAACTGTGCTTCATCACATAGAAGTTTGATCAAAATAGAACTATCTGACGGTCCTTTCGGGTTAGTAATATCCCCAATCTTATTGTTTGTCATAACTCTCTGCAAATCACCCGATATCTCAAAGTCTACGTCATATCCATTAGTCATGGACATGCCGCCAGCAGCGGAAATAGATTGTAAGAAAGTATCTAGTGACACGCTAAATAGTTATAGTTGGTCCAACTATATTTATAATGGCATATTCAGGTGTATATAAACCAACTCACCCACAGAAGTATAAGGGTAATCCAACTCGCATAATTTATCGTTCTCTATGGGAACGAAAGTTTATGTACTTCTGTGATCATAATGATAGTATCATTGAGTGGGGCAGCGAGGAAGTAATCATTCCTTACAAGTGTCCTACTGATGGCAGGGTACACAGATACTATCCAGACTTTTATATTAAAGTAAAGGATAAGACTGGACGTTACCAAAAGTACATCATCGAAGTGAAACCAAAGAAACAAACACAACCACCTAATGAGAAACCAAAACGTAAGACTGCCGCTTGGAAAAAAGAAGTCTTTACATTCATGAAGAACCGTGCCAAATGGGACGCTGCTCAAGACTTCTGTGAGGATAGGCAGATGAAATTTTTAATCCTTACCGAAGATCACCTAGGAGTAGGCACCCATGGCAAAAAGAAAAGCTAAAGGGTTCGGTGGAACCCAAAACAAATACGAAACTATCTTCGAGAAAGTTAGCAAGGCATCAGAAGGAGAGAAGAAGTCTCTATCTTGGTACAAAATGCAGGTCAAGACCCTTGCTTCCACATATAAAACAGATCAAGACAAGTTAATTAGGAAGGAGAAGCGTGACAAATTTGATGACACGCAGGACGAAAACCTCCTTCGCAAGACAGTAAGAGATGGTCACTTATATTTCTTTGAGTATCAAGCAAAGTCGAAGTGGTTACCATACTACGATAAGTTTCCTTTAGTCTATGTCCTCAAAGACCTAGGCGATGAATTTTATGGTGTCAATCTACATTACCTCAAGCCTAAAGCAAGAGTAAAAGTTGTGCAAAAATTAGAGCGTGGTCTCATTGATGTGCCTCGGGTAATCATACATAAATATATAAAGAACCATTGTAAGAGTCTATTTTTAGACTTGGCAATCAGTGAGTGGGAGACATCTATCTTCTTACCTGTTGAAGACTTCGTTATCACAAAAGGATCTGGAAAGATTCCATACGACAGAGAGTTAGTGTGGGAAGAAATCGAATCCAAAGATCAAGATCGAGTCAAAGCACAACGAATCATCAAAGGATATGGTAAACAATCAGACAAGGAGATGGTGAAGTAATGGTATATAGTGAAGCAGAAAAACAAAGCCACACTCCTCAACAGGAAGTAGATGCAGAAACTCAAGCGGCACGGGATAATAAAAGCGAGGAACAAAAAGCTGCCGACAAATTAACATATAATATCGGAGCAACATCTTTCGGCAAAACAAATACGAAAGATAGCAATGCGTTTAGGTATCCAAAGGCGGTGGATATAACAGAAAATAGTGACTATGTTGCTTTTGAATTCTACAAATACCAACCACCATTTAACCAGGACAGACGAGGCAATCAACAACAAGAATATAACATGTCAATAAGTGACGATGTTCTTGGAGAAAAGCTTGAAAGTATTTTAATGTATATGCCTGAAGATATTCAGTCAGAATACGGTGCTAACTGGGGTGCTGTTGGATTTGGTTTGATTGCCAAAGAGATTATGGCTGGTGCTGTGGGACAATTTGATCTAGGAAGTTTTCTACAGAGTGCTGGTGGTGCAGTCCAAAGAAAACTAATTGATTCTATCGTAGAGAATGCAAACAAAGCATTGGGTACTAGCGTGACCACAAACCAAGCTTTAGGAGCAACAGCAGGCAAGGTTGTCAACCCAAACGTGGAGATGATGTACGAAGCTCCAGAGATGAGAACGTTCTCATTGAGTTTCAAGATGTTTGCATCTAGTCCACAAGAATCCACGGAAATTAGAAAAATCTGCAATACATTTAAGAAAAATATGCTTCCAGAATTTGGTGGTCAGTTCATTAAAATTCCAAACATCGTGAAGGTCACCTTCATGACTGGTAGTTCTGCCAACCAATGGGTGTCGCAGTTTAAACCATGTGCTATCAGCAACGTTACTATAAACTACACACCAGACGGATCATGGGCTACATATGGTTTAACTGGTAACACTAAAGAAGGATCCCAAGTTGCAATTGGTGCTCCAGTTGCTACCACTCTTACAATACAATTTAAAGAGTTGAAGATGTTGTTCCAAAATGATATTACAGTAGACGGAGCAAGTTACTGATGTATTTCAATCTAATTCCTAACATACAATACGACACAAAGCCCATTGATTATCCTTTCACTGGGTCAGATTTTGTAACTGCAAAGAACTTCTTCAGGAGATATCAAATCAATCCTGACATCTTTGGTTACTCTGTATACTACAAGAAATATTCTGTTGAGGATGGGGAAACCCCAGCGACTATTGCTAATGCGGCTTACGGCAGTTCATTCTATGACTGGGTTGTTGTTCTAACTAACAATCTCATCAACCCACTGTTTGAGTGGCCTAGATCTTCTAACGCCATCCAGAAATACTCCGAAAAGAAATACGATAACGCATATGCTCCACTGTATTACGAAACCGATGAGGTAAAAACTAGTCAATATTTAATAGGTGATGCTACGAACAGGAGAGTGTACAATGTTGCTCTAGAATCTGGTATTAAAGTAGATGAAGATTTTTACAATACACCATTCACATACTGGGATGGAACACAATCTATAACTGTTCCTGGTTCGTCAGTCTCCCATCCAGTGAGTGGTTACGAGCATGAGAATAGAGAAAATGATAGACGTAGAGAAATTTACTTGCTAAAAACTAATTATCTACAGCAGTTTGTACTTGAGTTTAAGAACTACAATAACTATAAGAAGTCGTCAGACTTCATCTCCAAGAGACTAAAAAAGACAGGAGTCTGACGACCCCTGTCTTCGTGTGATCATTCTTCAGCGAGTCGCTGGAAGTATGAGAGTGCATCATCGTCATCATCAGATGATGCGGAAGGAGTGGAAGACATTGCTGTGATGTCGGGATCGTTGAACCCTCCAGCAGTGTTGTAAGGAACGGGGTCCTGTTCCTCTTCCTCTTGTGCCTGTGCTACAGGGCGAGGGGTCGAAAGACCAAGCACAGCATTCAGACGGTTCTCAATAGCATCATACTCTTTGAACTCTCCAGTGGCAGTGAAAGCCTCCAGACTGTATGCTTGCTTCCAGATTGCCTCCATCTCGTCATCATCAGGAGACAGTGCAGCAGGAGCAGTGAACTCGGACGCATCGTAGTTCCAGTAACCAGCGACGGTACGAATCTTCAGCTTGAAGTTAGCACCTTCCCAGAAATCAAATACATTTACAGGAGTTTCGTCTTGGAATTCAGGTTGCATGGCAGCGATGATCTTGTCATGGATCTTCTTGCCATACTTATAAAGGAAGACTTTTCCTTCATTTTCAGGGTGCTTGGGGTCACTCACAACGAGGATGTTGGAGTAGTATTCAAGCTTGCGCTTCTGCTTACGCGCAATTTCTTTGTCGCTCTCAACACCACTGTTCCACAGCTTGTTGTTGTGGGCACAGACAGGACACTGGTCGCCCTTGGTGGTGAGGCAGTTCTCGATCAACCAACCGCCAGGACCTTGGAAGGCGTGGCGATACAGTTTTGCCCAGGGGAGGGTCTCACCCTCGGGTGCGGGAAGGAAACGGATGACTGCGTAACCGTTCCCAGAAGCGTCAAGTTCGGGCTTCCAGAGACGTTCGTCGGCACCACCTGAAGTAGTGCTGGACTTGGTGAGTTCCTTTTGGAGGAAGTCAAAGTTAGTCTGGGACTTGCGCTTAAGATCTGCAAAAGACATAGGATTGTTCGGATAGTTTGGATGTGGTTTGTGTGACCCCGCGTCACCAACGTATTATAACACAGGCAGAAGGAGGGGTCAAGACCCTTCTGCCTCTAGGTGACGCTTCATCATCTGGACCTTGCTGATCAACTCATCAAAGATCACTGAAGCGTCTTCATTCTCGGCGGCACCATACATCATAGCAGCTTGCTTGATGCTGTCTGCCATCTCTTGTGCTTCTTCATCATCACTTAACTTAAGACGGAAGTAGAATACTTTCTGCTTCTCAATCATTTCTTCAAGAACATTGAAGTAATTCATTTGCTTTTCAGGAGACAGTGCAGGGAATGCCACCATTGATTTCATGCAATACTCTTGCATTTTTGCAAGTTCTTGTAGGTCTCCCTGGACCATCTCGGATCTGAAGAAGTCACTCATACCAACATCAGTTTAGCTCTACTTGTTTTCTTAATGTAATTAAGTTTCTGTGCGTCGTACTTAAGTTTTTCTTTTAGAGGTTTGCTAATCAGTTTAGATACTGATTCGATCTCAATCTCATGTGTTTCACAGTAGTGAACAATCGCATCGATATAGTTCATCGAATTTTCGTATGCAATTTTCTCAACGTCCTGCGAAAATTTCGCAGTGGTCATAAATTTATCCTCCAGTTTTTCTAGCATGTTTCTCTTGATACTCCTTGATGTATGCTTGCAATGACAAAAGGTATTCCTTTTTAGGTGGCATAACTTTTACTTGAGTGTCACCATTTTCACAAGCAACAATCGTAACAAGTTTCTTTACAGACAATCCATATACTTCCTGTAGCATACATGCGTAGCCACATTCTTGCACATAATAGTCGTAAAGATATTGCTCCTTCTTTGGTGCTTCTGCTGTCTTAAAGTCAATGATGGCTAGTTCTCCCTCATACTCTGCAATGCAGTCCACTCGTCCTGCAATTTGTAAAACATCAGAGTATAGTGCCGCCTCTTGTAGGTATACCCTATTTATACGATCAAGAATTTCACGAGATGAATGGAACATTGTCCAAGGCAAGGGCATGTCCTTGTACTTTTCCGTATCAAGTTCATTGTTAAAGTAATCTTCAACAAGTTTGTGGTAGCGTGTGCCTCTACCAGCAGCACGGTTAGACTTTGCTTGTGCTTTCTCTTTACCTATCCGCGCCCTCCACCTGGCAAGCCCTGCTTGCTTGGCGGAGTTGTTGCCGATCACAGTGGTGATTGACGGATACTTGCCACCAGTAGGGGTGACATAATATCTTTTACCATCAATGGTTACTGTTTCCATTTCAACTGGTGTCAATTCACCAACATGATCAAACTGTTTCATAATCCAAGATTCATCTTACTAATCAGGTAGGACTTAACAAGTCCAGAACGAACGATATCTTCAATACCATACTCAACCATCGAGAACTCTTTCATGTTCTCAAGGATCTTTTGGAAGTCAAGGATACCAGTGCGCTCTTGTGCTTTCTGTAGGTCAGACTGACGAGCATCACCACAGAACATGATCTTGGTGTCTTGACCACAGCGAGTCATGATTGAATCAAGCTCGTGGAAGTTCAGGTTCTGACACTCATCAATGATAACGATAGAGTTATCAAGTGTAGTACCACGGAGGAATGAGGTAGACCAGAATGATACGGTTTCCTGTGCCTTCAGATTTTCATAGAGCATCTCGAAGGATGCATCATCAGGCATCTCGAACATGTATTTTACCATGTTCTTGTAAGGAATCTGATAGAGAGATGCTTTGTCTTCATGTGTACCAGGAAGGAATCCAATCTCTCTTGTCGCTACAAGTGAACGAACGATGTAGACTTTATCGTAAGGAGAGTCTTCATCAAGAACATCGCGGAGTGCAAGGTACAAAGCAACAAACGTTTTACCTGTACCTGCAGCACCATAAGCGAAAATGTTTTGACCCTTACCATACTCCTCGAACATAACACGTTGGTTATCTGTAAGAGGTTCTACTGGAAGTAGATAGGATGAATTGATAGGCTTCTTTCTTTTCATCTGCTTCACGGACATGCCGTTGATATCAGGTTGATTACGCTTTCTTGCTCTTGGCATAGTTTACCACTCGATAGTTGAACCAGGGACTTTAGATGCACGGGACATGATATCAGACCACCCTGGATGGGTCTTACTCATTTTGTTTTTCCAGTGCCCGACTTCTCCGACACCAGCGACACCAGCGGACCAATCTTTATCCCATTCGGGATTATCTTTTTTCCACTGTTCGTATTCTACCATAGACATGTAGAGTTCTTTCGTCTCTCCAGTCTCTTTATGTTTAACAGGATATGTAGGCATTAAGTCCACTCCAATGCTTCTGATACAGTAGGGAATTGCTCGACAAAGATATCTTTACAAGCGTTAGCGATGTCCATGTGTTCCTTCTGGGTTCCTTGGCAGAACGCAGGGAAATATAATGGATCCAAGAGCGACACGAGCCGCTCATGTATAGTTTGGTTGGTACTGCCAAAGGTAGTACAAAACGAGCACACTCTTTTGCAATATTTGCATCGAGCATGTCTTTATATAGCTTCATTCCTGCTTCAAAGTGCTTTTGCATTTTGATCTGGAACTCCTGCCGTGTGAAAGGATCGATGTCATCAATAGAGTTCTGTCGATTCTTTGTGTCTTGACGACGCAGATCAGGTAGAGGAATTTCGTCTGCCAACATAGAACTGTCAGCATACCGCTGCGAAAACTCTTGATATGTAAAAGAACGGTGACGCAGTATTTGAGCTGCCAGTCCCCTGGTAGTCTCAATCTCAAGGGTCATGAATGCCTGCTCAAATACAGACCAGTGTTGATGCTTGACACAATACTTAAGGAGTCCCGCTACCTTCGGGTTCTCCTGATTGTTCGGGTTGATGACTCTCGCTACGTACCCCATCGTCTTCTCCGCCTCTGGGGTCACTGAAATCAGTCTTACGTTCGACATAACCAAAACCTTTTCTTTTATTTGTTTGTTTGATGAGTGCTTCTTTCAGCAACTCGTCCGCATATGCACCGACAAGATTATCAAGTCCTTTGCCATTGCGAACGGCACTCTTAATTGCTTTCTTAAGAATACGTGATCGTTTCATGTGTGTATTATAACATAGTTTTGTCAATCTGTATACCCATCGTCATCATCGGTACTATGATAATGAGCTGGGTCATCAAAGTTTTCACCTTTGTGTAGGTAAGAGTCTGTGTCGGAATAGATCTCGGATTCTAATGAGTTTAGAAGAGACTTAAGATTCTTGTAGATTAATTTGAGCTTATCTTTATCCATGGTATCCTCCCTTTCATTATATATTAGCATAAAAAAAGAGGGGTATCAACCCCTCCTGTTGCTTGGTTCTACCTTAAGTAGTCCCTCGAAGTATTCGTGTAAGTGCATCCGATAGCAGGACCAGTATGTTACTCCTCTATATTTGAGTTGATAACAACTGGGTGGTCTGCTGTCTTTATCCATGTCATCATCATGATAGACATAGTTTTCCATATCATTTTTGATAGGTGTGTCCGCGATAGCAGAATGTACCATGGACTTCATCAACATCACCTTCTTTGCACTCAAACTTGACACCACGATAGGTAGTCATAGCAATTTGTGCATCGTGAAGTGCAGCAGCTTTTTGAATCTGCTTCTTGATGAGAGTTAAAGTGTTCATTGTAGGTCTCCTAAAGGATGGGTGAGTGTTAAATCTCCCGTTCCTTCAGTCGTTTGCGTCCCACTTACATTCAGGTGTTGCTTCCTTTATGGTCTCAACAACTTCGGTTTGAATGATTTTACTTATACTGTCGTTTGCTCGGACACGACCGATCATATCGGAAGCATCTTGGCAAGCGATATTAGCATATAGTAATAATTCAAACATGGGATGAACGCTCCGTTCCGCGACTTACTTGCGTTCGCTATTCGAGAATAGCGAATGAACGATTGGTATAGTCTACCATAGTATATAGGGAATGTCAACTGTATCATTCAATACAATTTAAATTCTCTTAACGTGGGTGACTCTGGGGTCAGAGCACCCCAGTGATTCAATTATATAGTCACATGCCAGGCGTGGGCGAGCCGTTGTGCCACATGTATAAACGTCCACCGCACAAGAACTATCCTCTGGCCAAGTGTGAATACTAATGTGACTCTCTG